TTCAGGTTTAACAACATCCTTGAATGAAATATCTGCTTGTTCTAAGAATTTGCCAACCATTGTGTCAAACTCTCCAAAAGCTATGTCTATTGATGTATTTTTCTTTGCTGCCATTATTGTCCTAACCCTGGAGGTAGATCTGCTCCCTGAACTCTTCTGTTACCAGTACGAGGTGAAGCTATCTGCCTACCGACTAATTCTTGTTCTCTTAAACTGCCTGGAACTACAGGTCTTGTATTTGTCTCTACTCTTGCCCTTTCTGTCGCAGGAGATCTTTGAGGTTGGTTTCCAGCACTAAAGTTACCCGCATTTGGTAGTTGCGTATCACCTTGAGTGTTAAGTATGTTTTGTGCTATCTCTTCAGCTTCTTGTCCAGTTGCTGCTCCACTTGCTTCAACTAATTGTTGCAAGATTGGAACTCTTCTAGCAGCTTCACCTTGCAATACTTGTTGCACTTGCTCACTCTTCAAGAATCCTTCTGCAAGTAACTTAGATCTAACTTCAAGTGCGTTTGACACTCCTGCTTTTCTAAGTGCAGTATCTTGGTCAATAAACCCTGTTCTCCAAAGACTGTTGTACAAGTTAAGTTTTCTTTCTTGTTCTTCAGGTGAAGTAGGGGAGAGTTGAACCATATTTACATAGTGACCTTTAATATCTTTAGGTCTTACGATTGCATCCATAGGCCCTGTTTCTGTTTTACCAAATACAGTTACCTTGTCTTGAATTACGTTTTCAATAATGTGCAATATGATTGCGTTTCTATCTTGAAGTCCTCTTTGAGCTGCTTCAACATAAGCACCAAAGTTAAGTGCTGCTATTCCTGCCAATACAGCAGTATGATAACCACTTGCTGCACCAGTTGGTCTTTGACCCCTTGATACGGCAGGTGCAGTATTTGATTCTATTGCTTGTTGCATCATCTGTTGTGCAACTACGATTGAACTTGGAGGATCAGGAGTTATTGCTCTTTCCACGTTTACGTTCTGTGGCAAGAAGTTTTTGGCTCCAGGTGTCTCCTCATACTGTTCCATGACTTGTTCGGTAATTCCAGGAGGACCTCTAAAGTCTCTGGTAGGCCAAGCTGAGTTACCTACAATGTCAAGATACTGTGATGCCAATCTTGATTCTGCTCTAAGCATATCAAAGTTACCATGAAGTATTCCACGATAAAGATGCGAAGCATCATTACCATCTGTCATAAGACCTGTATGGGGCCAGTACATTGTAAAAGGCAAAGTCTTGTAGCCGTGTCGCTTCGGCTCTAATGCAAATTTGCCATCAGCCATGTAACATACTTGACTGTGAGTCCAGGTTTCCACAAATTCTACTGTTCCTTCTACAGGTCCATCCCAAGAGGGAAAGTGAGCTCTCACCCACGAAGCATCTATCTCATAAAAGTGCATTACCCATCTTGGATTTTGAATATTATTGGTATCCCACACCATCATTTTGGGATTTACACACGTTGAAGTTATAGGCCAATTAATGTTTCTTCTGTTTAAAACATCTTGGAGTTGTTCTTGATAATCACCAACATCATCACCTTCTGGTGGTTCAGGGAACTCTTCCCATCTGTTGGCTGCAAACTCTGTCTTTTCAAAAGCTACACCATAAAGTGCCATGTGTTTTGCTGTTTCTCTTCTAGTTGGTGAGAACTGCTCAAGCATATGATTCGCACCCCTGAGAAACTTCTCAAGCAGTTCTGCCCTCGCTTGACCTTTCGGACCAGGCGGAGGTACTGATATATCTAAAAATTGTGGTGTGACGTGAGCAACAAGTGTGTTGATTGTAGAGTGTGCAGTTCCAAGTCTTATCTGTGAACCTGTTTCTGGAACTGAAAAATCAAAGTTTGATAAATAAAATTCTTCAGCTTCTTCACAGTTGTCGTAAAAACTGTCAAATTCTTTTCTTCCAGAATCAAGAGTTGATTGAACCCAGTCAATAGATAACAGAGGTTCTTCTAATGGGTTTGCACTCTCTCTGTTTATTTCTTCCTGTGGATCAACGCTACTTGAGCTTCCACCACCATAGTTCATTGTCATAAGGTCTCAATTCCTTCTTGTTCCAATAGTTCTTTCCTCAATCTCCTCCACTCCAACAACCTAGAACCTTTGTTCCTATAATTGTTATTTAAGGGTTTTATACCCCTTTTTGATCTTGGAGTTGCCAAGAGTTCAATAACATCGGATGCAGGATCGCAAGCCATTAAAGCTAAACATTCCGCATCAACCCAGTCATCTCTACCTCCCGACACCGAATAGAACTGATGCCCTCTATTTGCCGTTTCCCTATGAGCAATATCTTCTAACTGACTAATAAGTTTACCGAAACTTTGTGGAAATGCAACAGTCTCTTTCTCAAGTGATAATGCGTAATCTAAAAATAACTGATACTTTTTACTTGGTGTAAAGTTATATCCTACGATTGGAATTGAATGTTCAAGAAGTTCACGATAAAGTACGTCTTCTCCTAATTTACCACCAAGTCCTGTAGAGTCCATATATATTTCTTGCAAGTTCCATCTGATGGCTTCTCTCTTGATTGTCTCTAGTTGCAGAGACCAGTCAGTCTTCATAAGCTCTACAGCAAATACAGATGTTCTTGTAACCCTGTTTTTAATTATCATTACAGTTGCATCGTTAGTTCTTCCAAGGTCAAGTCCTGCAACATAGTTCTCTTGTTCGTCTGGTTTCATCATTTCGTAGGCATCACTTGAATATGCAGCAGTAATATTTCTAAAGAAGTTACCAGCACCTTCAGGTTGCTTTGCCATATAGAACCTTTCCCATATACCTTCAGTAAGAGATCCTTTCTCCTCTTCAATCTCAAGTCTGTCATCTTCTGTCAGGTAGGGGTTGTCAAAGGTGGAAGCATGGAACGCTTCCCTTCTAACAGAGGGATTTTCCTTTGCAATCTTAAAGTTCCTTGCAAACCAATGCTGAGAACTTTCTGGAGGAACACCCTCAACAATAGCCCTACCCAGTCTTCCAGGTGAGTTAAGAGTAGGCCTTACCTTGTTCCACGCAGCTTCTTTGATGTCTTGGGATTCCGCCATGTGTAAGAAGTCAAGACCTACAGTCTGTAATCCTTCAGGGTTGTCAGCAGACTTTAGTTCCCAAAATACAGATTGTCTCCATCTGTTGGGTAACCAGTTGCCTTTTTCATCTTTTAAATCTAACCATACGTGTAAATCATCTTGTTTAAATCCACCACCTCTACCACCAGCTTGTGCTTTGGTTCTTGTTTTACGAACAATGTGTTTTGGAATAAATGCCTGCATCTCGTTCCACACCTGCATCATCTGAGCTCTTGTAGGTGCAACAGTCCAAATATGAATAGGGGGTACCAGTCCTGCTTGTTCTGCTGTTAACCTTTCTTTCTTGCCAGGAAACTGTACAGGGTTTATTGATGCTTCTCTGATTTGTCGTAATGCTTCCTGTAGAGCAGATCTAGTTTTACCTGCTCGTCTTCCAGCCTGTACAAATTTAATCTTAGCTTTTGATTCGTGCATTTCTTTTTGCCAAGGATACGCTTCATATAGGTTAGGCATATATTACTCCATTTTTTTTTACATTGTAGTAGTGGTGTTTCTTACATAATCCGTTTGCAAATATATCGTTGCTGCAATGTATAGTAATTATTTTCTTGTATCTATGTTGACACTTCATAATTCAGGAAGCCCATCTCCTGAGTAATCGACTTCTGGAGCGGGACCATTGTCTTGTACTATGCCAGGTTGCCTTTCGTTTTCCATAAAGTATTTTATCTCTGGCCTTGAAGAGACAGGCTCCATGTGTTCTAAATATCCGTTAGCCATCATCTTAAGTGCAAAGTTTACACCAGCACTACCTTGAGCCTTTGCTCTCTCTAAGTGCATGAAACTAAGAACGGCTGATTCGTGAGCATACACAGTATCTAAATGTGACTTCTTTATATATGTTTTCTTTGATCCAGGAAAGATAGGGTAGGAGTCCGTATCTCTGTATTGAGCAAGTTTTAATCTAAAGGTTTGGTCTTCTTCTATCTTTGACATTAGTTTCTTTTTATCCCATCCAAACTCCTCGCACATCTCTTCTATACCTTCATCACTAGATCCAAAGACGGGTAGAAGTACATACACTTGTTTAAGCTGCCTAGTCCATTTCTTCCATTCGGGTATAGCTTTTAATACTCGTCTCTCTATTTCAGAGACTCCTGAACTACTTTTTGCAAGCATATTTTGTAAAGTCATTAGCCCTCCAGAGCTTAGACATAATGGACGCACTTGACCATTTATTAATCATCAGTATACTATTTTTTACATCTAATGTAACCGCACAGTAACGGAGTAGGTGAGTCAGGTCACTAGAAAAAGACCAAGACCTACATGGTTACTTTCACTGGTGGGGATAGCTCCGCTGCCAGGATTATATAAGGGGTACAGGGACGGGAATACCAATGCTTATATTAATCTGAAAAGTTAGCGATTTTAGGTATATATATAAGGGGTGGCCTATATCTAAAAATAGTTTATTTCAACACTCTGACTACCTCATATACATACTATAAATGTCAGTCGGTCTATCGGCGGTAGTTTACAACATAGTTAAACAATATAAATATATATAATCTAAGTATAAATAATATCTATAACTTAGGTTTAAACAATCTTAACAACACAAGAAATAACAACACCTTAACAACTAGATCACCTATTAATTTCCCCTTAAATTTCCCTCTTCTTTCTTCGAACTCTTGTAACAGTCGGAGTAAGTAACAAGAAAAAATCAAAAAAAATAAAAAAATCCTTCTTTATAAATAACAGTAGGGTAGTAGTTTTTAATTACTCCCCGACCAATACCCTACTCATTAAATAATTGTTCAATTCTTGGATGTTCTATGTCTAAAAATAGGCCTTGATTGGCAGCCCAAGGGCCAAAAATTGTAAGCTTTTAGGTTTAATCCCTGGTGATTCCCTACCCTACTATTAATATAATAATATTTAGTTCTTGACATGGATTGTAATAAACCATAATATAGACATAACAAACAATTTGATGGAGGTTAAAACATCATGACTACAACAATACAAAACCAAAATACTAAAATAGAAATATTAGATGGTATTCA